CTTTTACGAAATCCGATCCCGGTCCTCCCTGGACCTTCCCGTGAGGGACGCCAAAATTTTATTTTGGATTTTACGAGTAACGGCTACTTACTTACTAACATCTACTCCCAAATGTCAGAAAATAAGTCAACAAACTTAGATCTTACTGAGGATTATAACGAGTTCTGCAAAATGTCAATTGCGGAAGGCGACTCAGTAGCATCGCTTCCTAGTCTCAAAGAGTGGGAAGAAATACGAGAACACATGTCATCAGAAGATAACATGTTAAAGTTCGTCAACCCAAATGCCGGTGCTGCATTATCTACCGTGGCTTCTAATATTATGTCGAATCCCCAGTTACGCCGTATAGTTAACGAGGGCGTTGATTCAATATCTAAACGTGGCGCTGCCACAGCTGCTAAGATTGCATCAGACCTGGCGTCAGGTACTCCTTTTGTTAAAGTCAAGCGTGACTTTGGCGACACAGGCGGTAGCTCAGGCAACTCCGCAGGTGGAAGTGGAACCGCTGGTAAACCATTCAGTCCATATCGTCAGAACTACAATCCTAAACCTGTTCAAGTTCGTCTTAACACAGGGATTGTTCCTAAAACATTTGGTCAATATTACCCAGTTTCGTCGGAATATCAGAAGATTCTAGATATTTCTGCCGTTCAATTTCTAGTACCTATTGCCGCCGCATCTCAGCTTAAAACTTATTTCGATACAGTTATTGCGTTCAACTTCCAGAACAATGCTCAGATGCGTGTAAGTTTCAATGTTAACGCATTGAATAATTTCACAGCAACCAAGTTGCGTAATTGGATGAATGCTTACTCAGACGCGTACGCTAAGTATGCATTCTTCACTACTATCATTGGTTACTGTAATGAACCCCTGCAGCAGAATGAAGGCATTAGAGCTTTAAGAAGTATGATTACTCCTCAGTTACTGGATGATCTCTCTCAGCTCGAGAATATGCTTGATGGTACTCCTGCTCCTCCTAAGTTCAGAGAGTTAATTCACTTTGTTTTTGGTGCGCCATTCAAAACAAGTGCCAATCCTGGTGCTAGTATTAGAATGATTTCACCTACAGTGCTAATATCTGGAGAAACTCCAGCTGGAAACACAGCACTTGTATCTTTCCTGTAACTGTCATTCAAGACGCGATTTCTGCGCTTTTCGCAGCGCGCGAGACTACCGCTCTAATTGCTAGGGTTTGTCCAACTTGGATTCCAGGTCGTGGTCAGACGTCTGGCGGAATGGATGTATGTGAGTATTCACATAACTGGCACACTATTTTCGAAAATCTTCCGTATTCACAGTACAAAAATGGTATCGACTACAGAGGTCCTGCTGTTAGTTCTACGGATAACGATGTAGTGTATGGTGCAACTGGTGACAACCTTGATGGTGCTGTTACAGCCATCGCTTCTATGTACTACCCTATTACTGGAACTTTTGCTGGTAACTGGGCACCGGGTATCACTGTTCCGTTAATGATGGGCCCCATAAATTCAAATCTCTCTAACCGTTTCAGTTTCATTGTGGATGGGACGGACAGATATTTCCAGTTAGATTCTAATCTAACTTATGATCACATATATTCAAGATGTGAAACGTACACTATTGCAGGCACAACTCACCCACTAATCTGGCCTGGACGTGAAAAGATTAACAATGTTAATGTTACTAGTTCAAGAGAGACTGGATATGAGTTATTCTCTATGATTTTCGATCTCAACGACGTTCCTTCAAATAAAGGTGAAAAAGAACGTTTTCCTAAAAGAAGAAGAGGTAAGAAAGGCAAGAATGCCGATAACGCAACTGAAGAGTAACTTTTAGTATTAATCATGCAGATTGAAAAGATAACGCGATCTTATTTGGTAAGTATCCTTGAGGAAGAGAAAATCCCTATAGTCTCGAATTCACTTCAGCTCTTACGCGAAGGTAAGTTGTCCACACCACGTTCCCCTTTATTCAAAGGAGAATCTGAAAAGGATGTAACTGACAACTACTTTAATTTGCTCTCCCGTACACCTGGTATCACGCATGATTTATATGAGTATGAGAAAAGCCGTATAACGAAAGTTGGTCCACAAGGCGGATATCCACCGTTTGACGACAGGAAAGGTAGTTTTGAAGATTACTTTACCCTTCCTGGTGCCATCAGCTACAGCTCTTCTCAACTCGACGATCTGGCGAAACGTGTTAGAGACCACCTTTTCGGAGGCAAACGTGATCTCAGACCTTGGTCATACGAGCGCATTCTAAAGAAAGGACAAATTGGCGGCACGCTTAATACCAATTCCGGATGTCCCAGTTATGGAAGAAGATCTGATTCTACGATTCAGGCCCGTGCAATCAGAGATGCGCTTTCTGGAAAATGGAGAGATTATCCAGCTATTCTCGGATCCAGAGGACAAAGACAAGCCGACAGGTTTATATTTATGTTTCCCTTCTCGACTAACTTAATCGAACAATCGTTCGTAAATCCAGTTCTAGATGCAATTAGATCAAATTCTGTTCCTAGCTTTAGTGCTTGGGAGGGCTTTGATAAAGTTGCACTTACGCTAACTGAACAGGGAATTTCGAGTAGTAAGACCAAGTGTTCTACCGATTACATTAAAATGGATAAACATTTTGGACCAGACCATTTTGATTTTGTATATCGCGTGTTGGGACCTGTATTTCAGGAGTCCGTGAGAGCCCAACTTTTAGAGACACTAACACACTGTAGCCAGATTTC